GAGTTTCATATTATGAATGGTTATGATATAGGATTCCAAGAGTATAACGAAGAGTTATCTAATAGTATGAAAGATATTTTATTAAATGCAAATAAGGAAGATATATTAATTTGCATGCCAGAGGTTTTTGAAGTTTTTGCAGGAAATTTCCCTCAAGATCATAACTCTGAGACTTTCTGGAAGAGGGAATTAGACGCTTTTGCACCATTTTTCAGAATATATTGCCAATCACAGAAGTATGGCTCAGCCTTTATATCAAGACCTTATATTTATAATAAAGATAGGAGTCGTGCTTTTGACCAATTTGAAAAAATGAAACAATTATTCGAAGGGAAAGACTTACTAATTGTAGAAGGGGTAACTTCGCGTTCGGGCGTTGGAAATGATTTATTTGATAAGGCTAGCTCTATTAAGCGTATTATATGCCCTTCTTACAACGCTTTTTCTAAAATTCAGGAGATACGAGAAAAGATTCTAGAGCATGTAGAGGGATGCTTGATTTTATTAATGTTAGGACCAACTGCTAAGGTACTAGCTTATCAATTATCTCAATTAGGCTATCGTGCTTTAGACCTTGGGCATATCGATTCGGAGTATGAATGGATGAAGATGGGAGCAGAAACTAGAGTGCAGTTACAACATAAGCATACTGCAGAATATTATTCTGATCAAGAAATTGAACTGATTGAAGATGAAGATTACAATCAGCAAGTTGTTGAGGATTTATCTAAATAGTGAGGAAGGCATATATGAATTTTCCATTAATATCAATTATTATCCCTGTCTATAATGTTGAAGAATATATAGCACATTGTATTCATAATATTTTATCGCAAACTTATAGTAATTTGGAAATTATTATTGTAAATGATGGTAGCTTAGACGATAGTATAAGAATTGCAAAAGAATTGACCAAAGATGATTCACGTTTTATCTATATTGATAAGGAAAATGGTGGACAGTCGGATGCTCGAAATGCAGGATTAGATATTGCGATGGGGGATTATATCTTTTTCTGCGATCCAGATGACTTTATGTTCGAAAAAAGTATCGAAAACTTGTACTATGCCAGCACTTTGATGAAAGCAGATATTGTAGTAGGTTCATTTTGTCACTTTAATGATGGTGTGTTTTACTTGTATAATCCAGATAAAGATGGGGAGATATTATCTCATATATCAGCAACAGAGGCCATTGAAGGTATGGATAGTATGGAAGATTACCCATTTCTTCGTTATTCGGCTGTATGGGGTAAGTTATTTAAAAAGAACTTGTTTGAGACTATTCGTTTTCCTAAAGGAAAATACGCAGAAGATCAATTTATTATGTGGAGATTATATCTTGCAAGTGATGTGATTGTTCGCTATCAGTCAGATGTCTATGCCTATAGAGTAAATTATAAGGGATTGACGCAAAATTATAATCTATCTCACTTAGATTTTATTGAAGCGATTGAAGAACGTATTCATACCTTAATGAAAATGCCAGAATTAGCTTATCCTATGGAATTGGCATTTAATCAGTATAAATTTGCTTTGAAGAGAAATCTTTCTATGTTGGAAGGGAAAGGATTTATTAAAGAAGAAGCGGAGTTAAGAGAAAAAGTGGAATGTGCTGAGAATGAAGAATACCTATTCTTAAAAAAATAAGAGAATAAGCTATGGAAAATCAATTAATTAGTGTTATTGTACCAATATATAATAAAGAAGATGTTTAAATGCGTCAAAAATATTAACAGAATTTCAGGAAGCTAGAAATCATCATACTGGTTTATTACAGTGGATGAAATATAATATAGGGACAGTATGGAATATGTCCGATACAGTCACTTATAAAAAATAGAGAATCAATTGTGCTTGATAAATATAGTTAAACAAAAAGAAAATTTAGAAGCTTATATCCGAAGTACAGGTTATAACACTAGAGGGATGAACGTAGAAAATAATCATGTACTCATTGAAAAACCAATCCTTGATAGTTATGGAGATGAACATCAACGTAAAGATCTGGTTGATCTAGTAAATGTTATTGAGACTCGTACCCGTGGTGGGAAGTATGAAGTAACTGACTTTGAATCTGATTCATTACAAGAAGTTAGCGAAAATTCGGTTGAGAGAACAGAAGCAGATAAAAAGAAAACTATCAGCGTTGATTACTTAGTTAAATTATTCAGTGGAAAACTTGATTTTTCACAGGAACAATTAGATGATGGCCAATATAATTTAACGGATTTTCTTGGTAAGAAGATTATTAAATTAAAACGTAGAACACGAAATAGAGAGATTGGGAAAATTCTCCAAACTGCGAAAGTACAGACCGCTACAAGTCTGGACGACTTGAAATCTATTGTTTCTTTAATCAATCCAGAGCGCAATGTATCTATTGTTATTAGTCAATCACTATTTAGTGTCTTAGAAAAAATGAAAGACACTTCAGGAAATTATCTTCTTAAAGTTGATAAAGAGACAGGGACAAGTGAAACATTCTTTGTAGATAACTTTTTAATTGTAGATGATACGACATTAGGGAACAAAGGCGACAAAAAAGGCTTTATCGGAGATCTAGAAAACTTTGTTACTCTGTTTGATCGCAAGAAAGATACACTTAGTTGGGTGAATGCGAATGACTATTTTGGGAAACGGTTGATTTTACATACCCGATTTGATGTAAAAAAAGTTGAAGAAGATTGTGGTTACTTTATTCAATGGAACTAGGAGAAAGAAATGGATATTAATCAAGTATTTGAAACACTGGATGATATAGATAATAAAAAAAGTAAGATTAATTCAGCACGAGAACAGTTAAGCGAAAAAAGGAAAAGCCTGTTAGGCAATCAAGCAGTTTCATTTGAGAACATAGATTCTTTTTTGTCAAATAACTTAGAATCTTTAGAGCAGCTGGAAAAGATGGAAAAAGCTATTGATGGCCTTCAGGAAAAATTTGATAGTGATTTTTCAGAAGCTAATGCAGTCATCTTTGAATACATTTTTAAAGAGACTAAGCAACGGATGGAAACTAAGAAGATCTATAAACAATACCGAAACAAACTTAGACGAATTCTGGACGCATATGATGAAATTCAAGAACTGAAGAAGGATGTAGAAGAAATCCATACAGGTGTAGTCAGAGAAATAAGTCAGAGACATTCTCTATCGCCGTATCGAACAGAAGTAAGTCCGCTTACTGTTCTACCATTCTTAACCCCTGATTCTAGCGGATGGATGAATTTTTCTAAGGAATATCGGGACATCAAAGTGTATCTAGAAAAATAGGGAACAAATTAAGTAAGGCTAGTGATATATGGCTCAAACAAAAGAAATATCGCTAGTCCTACTTTTATGCTTTACTAAGTTTCACATAACAAAGTAAGCATAAACTGAAAAGAAGTAATAGCTTGAAAGCAAGGTATATCAGGGGTTTACAGAATGGAGTGAGTTTCACAGAATGTAAGATATGAGAAACTGAGGGGATAAATTAAAGAAATTTCCCTTGAACTTGTCATACTGAAGAGTTGTCAAACTTAAAACAATGATACCTGGTAAGTGGAGTGTTGGAAGGCTTTTAGCGCTTTTTGTCAGTTTTACAGAATTTACAATTTGACAAATTGAAAGATAAAAAAATTTTTAAATTTAAGTGGAGGTACTTGCCTATGTACGAGTTGAGTAACAGAGACCTGGACGGGATAGATATTGAGTTAGGACGATATAGAACGCTTGCTAATAAAATTTATTTGAGAAGACAGGAACTGATACATAATAAGAAACATAGCACTGAAGATTATACTGGTGGGAAAGGCAAGACAGTATCTAGTACTACTGAAGCGACAATCATTAGAATTGAAGAAGACCAAACACTAAGATATTTAGAAGGTTTCAAACTAGTTGTAGATACCTTGATGGAAAACTTAATTGAAAGTGATCTAGTAATTTTTAAAATGAGATATTTAGAAGCTGGTGCGACTTGGGAAGACGTGGCAGAGAAACTAAATAAAACTACCCGTTATATAAATAGCCGTAGAAAGGTAATTGCTAAAAGATTTATAGAACTGAAAGGATATTGACTCCCCCCACCTTTTAAAAAATCTTTCTGCCTAGTAGGGTACCGGTGAAGGGAACTTTTTCCAAGTCGGAGATGTTCAGAGAAAAAGGGGGTAAAAACTGGCCAATTTACTAGAAAAATGATTAGTTTTGAAGAAGGAATCTATGCAGAGTGAGAGACAATCTTTCTGATCTCATAGTCTAAAAATTAGTAGAAGTAAACTTTATTATATTCAAAGAATCAGAGCGAATCTTTGAATAAGGAAACTAAATAATTAAATCCTTTAAGAAGTTTAGTGAATCAAAAGCTAAACTTTTTAAATAGAAATATATTAACAATCAAGTAAATGAGACGGATTATTTTGTGCTAAAAATAATAATCATCACAACATATAGTACTTGACATATATGATATAATAGTGATAGGAGTATTATAGTTTGGTTGGGAGATGAAGTGAATGTGCTAGCTTTTCATGGTACAGGTTTGAGTAATTATGAAAGTATTATAAAAACAGAAAAATTTTCTTTTAATAAAAGAGATGATCATTGGCTAGGGAATGGAGTGTATTTCTTTGTTGATGATTTTGAACGGGCAAAAAGATGGGCGGAGGGGAATCGTCCTGACAAAGATACTGAACCAGTAGTTATTGAAACTGAATTTGAATTTGAACAAGGTGAGCTTTTAGACTTAGACAAAAGCGATGGTTTAAAAAAATTAGATGAGTTCGCTAGAGATTTCATAACAGAATTGAAAAGGAAACGTGTTTTAATTAGTAATACTGATGAGCATACGTTCCATTGTAAGCTATTGGATGCATTTGTTTTTAGAAATAAAAAATACAAAGCAGTTTGTAGAACAATGAAGTCAACAGGAAATCCCATAATAGGGGCTTCTAGGTTTGTTCCTCTTGCGAAACAGTTAAATATTGTCGACACTAATATAATAAATATTTGTGAGTTAAAGTTACATAGTGTGTAACTAAAAAGTGAGGTGATACTATGTTTGAGAATGAAGAAGATTTATTTGAATTATTGGATTTTTTGCAACTTGATTATGAAATAGACTCGCCAACTCCTGGAATAAGAAGCAAAACAAGCGAATTTATACCCTATGATAATTTAAAATTGCCGTCAGAATATTTTGAGGAACTATCATATCAGACGTATAGTATAAATTTAATTTCAAAAGTTGGAAACGAAAATAAAACAGTTACAAAATATCATCCGACTTTGAGAGCAGAAAAAATCAACAAAGAGATTTGCTCGTCAAATTTTAGAATGGAGTTTGCAGCATGAGTACTTATGGTAGTGACTTACAATTAAGGGGAGTGAGAGTTGAAAGACTTATCTATCATATAAATAACGAATTTGAAGATTTGGACAATATTGAAAATGTTGATATTTCTATAATTCCGACTCCAAAAATTAGTAGAGAGAATAAAGGTTGTGGATTGTTAGAACTTGAAGTTACTTTGTTTGATGAAGATTATCTAGAGAAAAAAAATCCACTGTATTTAAAAATTAAACTTGTTGGTATTTTTGAAGATACCCAAAATACTCCTGAAGAAGAGGATGTCTTTGTTAAGTATCTTCCTAATGCGATAAGCATGTTGTATTCTTATGCAAGAGCTCATATTGCTTCATTGACAGGGATGTTCGGTATTGATGTTATTCAAATTCCAACAGTAAATATCTTAAAATTGTTAGATGATGTTAAACACGGAAAGGACTAGCACTGAAAAACAATGCTAGCCCTTTTTTCTAAAAATTTGAAAACTCTATATTAGTTTCCTATTTACATAGACAAAAAAGTACGTCTGATCGTGCTAGTTTCTTGCCTGCTGAACTCATCAATATTGGCTCTTTGTCAACTGTAGTGGGTTGAAGAAAAGCTAAGCTCGAGAAAGGACAGATTTAGTCCTTTCTTTTTTGATATTTAGAGCCATAAAAATCCGTTTTTTGAAGTTTTCGAAGTTCCGAAAACCAAAGGCATTTCGTTTGATAAGTTTGATAAGATTATTGGTTGCTTCCAGTTTAGCGTTTGAATAGGGAAATTGAAGGGCGTTGACGATTTTCTCTTTGTCCTTGAAAAAGGTTTTAAAGACAGTCTGAAAAAGAGGATGAACCTGCTTTAGATTGTCCTTAATGAGTCCGAAAAATTTGTCAGCTTCCTTATTCTGAAAGTGAAAAAGTAAGAGTTGATAGAGATTATAGTGGTGTTTTAAGTCTTCTGAATAGCTCAAAAGCTTGTCTAGAATCTCTTTATTTGTTAAGTGCATACGAAAAGTAGGGCGATAAAAACGTTTCTCACTGAGTTTCCGACTATCTTGTTGGATAAGTTTCCAGTAATGCTTGATAGCCTTGTATTCATGGGATTTTCGATGATACTGATTCATGATTTGGACACGCACACGACTCATGGCACGGCTAAGATGTTGTACAATGTGAAAGCGATCTAGAACGATTTTAGCACACGGAAAAAGCTGTTTAGCCAAGTCATAATAGGGACTAAACATATCCATAGTAATAATTTTCACTCGACATCGGACAGCTCTATCGTATCGAAGAAAGTGATTTCGGATGACAGCCTGTGTTCTACCTTCAAGAACAGCGATGATACTGAGATTATCAAAATCTTGTGCAATGAAACTCATCTTTCCTTTTGTAAAGGTATATTCGTCCCAAGACATAATCTCAGGAAGGCGAGAAAAATCAGGCTTAAAGTGAAAGTCATTGAGCTTGCGAATGACAGTTGAAGCTGAAATAGACAACTGATGAGCAATATCGGTCATGGAAGTTTTTTCAATCAGCTTTTGAGCAATCTTTTGGTTGATGATACGAGGTATTTGGTGATTTTTCTTGACGAGAGAGGTTTCAGCGACCATCATTTTAGAGCACTGATAGCACTTAAAACGGCGTTTTCTAAGGAGGATTCTAGTAGGCATACCAGTCGTTTCAAGGTAAGGAATCTTAGACGGTTTTTGAAAGTCATATTTCTTCATTAGGCTTCCGCAATCAGGACAAGATGGGGCCTCATAGTCTAGTTTAGCGATGATTTCCTTGTGTGTACCCTTATTAATGATATCTATAATTTGGATATTAGGGTCTTTAATATCGAGTAGTTTTGTGATAGAATGTAATTGTTCCATATGATTCTTTCTAATGAGTTGTTTTGTCGCTTTTCATTATAGATCTTATGGGACTTTTTTTCTACAACAAAATAGGCTCCATAATATCCATAGGGGATTTACCCACTACAAATATTATAGAGCCACAAATATCATGGTTTGTTTAAAACAACCATGATATTTTTGTTTTTGTTTTCTTTTGTTTTTTAAATTGATTGATTGA